TTAAGTTGGAAGGAATACTTATGATTACCTACAGCACCAACTGGATGGGTCCAATTAATCTTCACTGGTATAAAGAGCGAGGACTGCTTGAAGCCGATAGTGTAACTCCAACTATTCAATACTCAGCCGGACGTATAGACATTCGTGGTCTTGACGAAGAAGAATATTGGTGTGGTCAGGACGAATACAGTTTGCCTGTGATGCACGGTGAAGACTGGAATGCGTTCAGTGATTGGCTAGATGAGTTTGAATCGGAAGAACAAGTACCGTACGATGAACTGATTGCGTTATTTGAAAAACACTACGGCAAAAAGATTAGGTGGGCAGATGACAATGCCAAATGAACGCCGATGGGCTGTAAATAATACTCGACAGTTTTTAGTTGATTTAATGAATCCTAAAAAGACTCCACGTGTTCCTAAGGAAATTCGCAAAGAAGCATATCGTTGCTTGAAGCATTATCCTGGTGATTACTATATGGAAAAAGCGGCCGAACAGGCACCTGAAATTTTTGGCGATTGGGAGTATTACAAAAATGACTAAATACATAGTTAGTATAGAAGAGGACCCAAAAACTGGAGAACTGATTTTACCTATTCCCGATGAACTAATAGTTGAAATGGGTTGGAGCGAAGGTGACGAGCTCGAATTGGAAGAAACCTTAATATGTGAAGAATACAGTGAATATCCTGGATATACCTTGAGGAGGACGTTTGAAAATGAAGGTTGAGCTTGAAGTTGATTATAGCACTTGGATTCGGCCGGAAGGTATTTTAAAATCTATATATGTTGGAGACAATTGCGAGCCCGAATGGGAAGAAGTACATACTTGGAAAGAATTAATTGACAGCAATTTAGAAGGCTACAAAGTACCTGGAGTAGATAAATTTGCAGAGTATCATAAAGAAGATATAGCATCTCTGATTGAAGGTTTAGAACAAGCTTCTGAATACATAAAAGCCCGTGTTGAAGAAATAGGCTTTTTTACTATTGACATTTAGTTAAACTTTTGATATAATAGACACTATGAATTTATTTATTTTAGATGAAGATCCAATATTAGCTGCACAACAACAATGTGATAAGCATGTTGTTAAGATGGTTATTGAATCTGCACAGATGCTTTCAACAACTCATCGTATGTGTGACGGTATAATGGAACGTAGACCTTCAAGAAGTGGTTCTATGCTACAATATTTTTATCTTGAAGATAAAGAAAGAGAAAGGACACTGTATAAAGCATGTCATTTCAATCATCCGTGTACTATTTGGACAAGAGAAAATACCGCCAACTATAATTGGCACTATAAACATTTTGTTGCATTGTGTAATGAATATACACATAGGTATGGAAAGATACATGCAACCGACAACAAATTAAGAAACGCCTTAAAGGCACCTCCTGAAAATATGAAGAGGTCAAATAAAAGAACACCATTCAGACTTGCTATGGCATCAAACCCAGAGTGCATATCTGAAAATGCGGTAGAATCATACCGTGCGTTTTATCATACAAAGCAAAATCGTTTTAGTATGACATGGTCAAAACGTGATATACCTGAATGGTGGAATGCGACTGAAGTTGCTTAAATTATAATTAGCAATATAGAAAGGAGAGTTCTTATGGAACAAATAGCAGAGCAATTAATGTACGATGCGAACAAAGGCTTCATTAATAAAAATGATCTTTTATTAGCTTGTTTGGAAACTATGACAGAAAACCAAATATATAAAATGGCTATTAAAAATGATTTTATTATTACTGAAGATGATAGCGCAATTACTAACCCAAGTCAGATAGATGACGACACACAATCAATACAAGAAAAAATTATTGATGCAGTCTTAGCAAGACATGGAGATTAATATGGATAATTGGACTTATTGGTTAACTGCTTTAATATTTACTTGTGTAGGTTGGTTTATGGCAAGAAATGAACCTCCTTCATTCAAGCATTCAAAAAGAATCACTCAAGAAACAATTGATACACTAATTGAAATGGGTTATCTTAAAACTCAAGGATTGGGAGATAACCAAGAATTAGTTAAATGGTACGACGTGCAAAAGGAAAATGATTAAATGGAAATTACACCAATTAGCCCCACTTGGCCAACTAATTATTTCAACAAAGTTGAATATGATACTCGTGTAATAAAAGCAGTAACTAAAGTAGGTAACGATTTTCAACAAGAAACAGTATATACGTACGACAAGTATGGCAGATTAGAATCAACTGTCGTTCATAAATCAAATATTACTGAAATATGATTACTGACTTTACATTATTTAATGTCTCTATTATTAATCCATCCACAATGGAAAAAATTGACCAAGGTGAGATGAGATATAAACATGCAAGAGATTTTGTTAATAAAATGGATGCAAAAGGAATTCCTTGTATTGTTGAAGCTACCGAGGATTCTGACGTAGCAGATTTCATATTATCAAATAATTAAACTTTTTTCATAAAAACTATTGACATCATAATGAAACTATAGTATAATAGTATCATATTGAGGGAAACACCCCACCAACAGAGACAATTGGTGAATGGATAACCTGAGTCGAATAGAAGATCTTATCAATCGGAAGGCTCAAAGATATAGGTGGACAACCCGACTGGCAGCTGAAACTGTTGAGTATATCCAATCGTAACAGATATATTCGGCAGAGTAATGAGAGGGCCAGTACTGGAAAGTACGTAATTATACGGGTCAGAACGAATCAATACAGTGGGTATGAAAGCGTCTCCGTGTATGAAGAAACGCTCGATACTGAAGTCGGCCGAGAGCCGCGCACTGTGAAAGAGATAGGGTTAGGGTTTGCACCCAAACCGACACAAGACGGCAGTCTAGGATCTTTCTCCTTTCACGACAGATAGTAGGTGAGAATCCTACCTGAAGGTCTGGAGTTAACAAGTAACAGATAAGTCCGAGAGACGTACCTACGAATTTTAAGTTTTTTAGATTAGAATACTACGATTAACAATTCTACACTATTTAACGAATTACGTTAACAAAGTATTCTAATCACCAAGGTAGTTGAAACCCCTGACTAGTCATCAGGTCCTTTAGAAAGGCAGTAAGACCAATTGACGATTGTGACACTGAAGTTCAATACCTAGGCGGACCTTAACATACCTTTGATAGGCGTATATGGAAGGTCCGCCGCTTTTTATTCGGCCCGTTCGTCTAGTGGTTAGGACACATGGTTTTCATCCATGCAACAGGAGTTCGATTCTCCTACGGGCTGCCAGATTATGAAAGAGATGATACAATTAATAAGAGAAATCGTTTGGTGCTTTACAGCAATTACAATATTAGCAATGTTAATACTTTGGTATGAAGGAGCTTTTACTAAAGGTTGCTTTAATTTATTGTGGACAGCAATGGTATGAAACGGTTAGCAGAATATTTAAATATATGTAAAAAACATTGGAAAGAAATATTTGCCTTATCTTTTGTAATGCATTTCATATTTGATTGGTTTGTATTCCTAGCAGGATATCTTATAGGTAAATACTTATGAAACCAGAGACAAAGAAGATTCACAAAGAAACTTCATTTCAAATCGCAACTGGCCTAGCCATAAATTACCCCCTAAACCTCTTTTTGCTCTATATCTATATAGAACGGTTTGGTATAACCGACCCTGTCATACTGGGCACTCTGGTCACTGCTGTAATGACTATTGTAGCATATACACGTATCTTTTTAATTCGTTCCTATTTCTCTAAAAAATAATTCACTTTTTTCTCATAAAACTATTGACATTCGTTGTGAGATAGAGTATAATAATTGTATATTAAGGAAAAAGGAGTTTAAATGGAAATAAGAATATTAGGAAACCAACCGGAACCATCATTAACAATGGACGGTTACGAAATCGTTGATTTTGAGGTTAGAACAAAAGATGAGAATCTTTTTGAAAAAGGAAAGAAAATCGTCAACGATTATATCAATCAAAACCCAACTTGGGAACAATGTCAATTATTCATTGATGACCCAATGACAGTTGGTATCTATCCGCAAGATTCTGAAGGTGCGGCTTTTAACGAAATTGTTTTAAAATTAGAAAAACTTGGCTTTTATGGTAAAGCTGCTGGTTATAGAGAGGTTGCTTAATGAAATTATTTGAAAAATGGACTAAACTTGGCAATGATACTTTCGGAGATACTTTTGAACAGTGTCAGTTTATCAAAGATGGTAAAAGATACGTAGGTATGATTAAGGAGTTTGGAGAAAATCATATTAGTGTTAAGCCTATGTCGATTGATTACAAATCAGCAATCTTTATGGAAAATGTTCCTATGGTTAAACTTACAAAAGAGATGTTTGATAAAGTTAACTTAGAACTATGGGATGATGCAAGAGGTTGTGACAATTCAGCAATTGGAGTTTCTGGTTGTTATGAACCTTGGACTAATTTTATTTGGGAATAAAAAAGAGGAACCCCGAAGGATTCCTCTCAAGTGGTTTAGTTTGACCTAAACTCTTCTTATTATAACGAGTTCTTAGAATAAGTTAGCGATTGTAACTTTTCTGTAGTACTTGTTAAGATCAGCAGTAAGTGCTCCAAGACCTTGGCTAGAAACGTCACCTTGAGCAAATGGGTTTGAAACCATTCCGTAACGTGTCTTAAATCCAATTTTTGGTTGGAAGCTGTTTTCACCAACCGCACGAACCATTTGTAATGGTACGTATGGGCAGTAGAATAAACCTGCATCAAATGCAGATGAACCCTTGTAACCAACTACTAAGTAGTTAGCACCTGCGAATGGGTCAACATATACTCTGAATCTACCGTTAAGAACACCAGCAAAAGTATTACCTGTGTCATCAACTTCTAGAGAGTTAGAGTTTAGAGCAGGAGTGTAATCCAACACACCAGCCATTTGTAAAGCAGAGGCTACGTCAGAAGAACAAATAACAACGTTACCTTTTCCTCTTCTTGTTCCTTTAGCAATTGCATTAGCTTCTTGCTCGATTTGGAACATTAAACCTTTGAACTTCTCAACAGACCATCTTCCGTTTGCATCAACGTCTAAGTCGAATGTACCCGGAGTAGCAGCGCCAGCAGCACCAACAACAGCAACGTCATAAATTGTTCTAATAACTTCACGGTTGATTTCTGTTAAGATTTCAGTTTGAAGAATATTAGCTAATTCAGTTTCTGCGTCTAGGCCGTGAACAGCTTTAAGATCTTGAGCAAGCTCAGTTGTGTATTCTGCTTTTAAAGCACGAGTCTTAGCAGCAACAGTTACTTTCTCGATAGAGAATGCCATTTCTGCATAGTTAGTACCAGCACCGTCGCCTAAGGCTTCAGCAGCAGCTGTAGTCATACCTGTACCAGTAGTGACAGCAGCACCAGGTAAACTATTAGCGTGAGTACCTGTACCAGAGAAGTCTGTATCAGCTTCGTTGTACATTGCTTCTGCACCACCTTGTGAACCATATCTTGCGCGCATTGCGAAGATTAATCCTGTAGGACCAGTCATAGGCTGAACACCACAGATATCGTATGCGATCATGTTAG